TGTGTGGAAGTCGAGTGGCGGCGCTGCGAGGGTGGCCAATGCGTCGAGGTCGGCTTCCGGTCCCCATGCGAGGGCGGGGACTGCGTGCAGGTCGACACGTCCGGCGACCAGATCCTGGTGCGCGACCCCAAGAACCCCGACCAGGAGCCGATCTCGTTCACCCGGTCGGACTGGGCGCAGCGCATGCAGCAGATCAAAGACGGCGAGCCGGTGAATCTGGACGCGTGGTTCTTCCCGCTGTCGTTCACCGAGGCCGAGTTGGACGCGTTCGTCGCCGGAGCCCGCAACGGCGAGTTCGACCCGGGAGACGAGATGACCCAGGAAAGCGCTTCGAGCGCTCCTGTGAGCGCCGAAACCAGCTTGGCGAACGTCGGCTACACCAAAGACGACGTGCGGCTCGCCCAGGACGTCATCGATGAGGTGTGGACCGACGGCGGAGACGCACCGCACGCGGCACGGCGCGTGCTTGCTGCGTTGGCTGCGGCGGGTCGGCTCCTACCAGAAGACACCCGCACGGGGTGCACTGCTCCGATCGGTGCACACCAGCATTCCGCGTCCTGCCGGGTTCCCGGTTTCGGCACCGTCGCGGACATTCGGAAGCGGTGGCTTCAAGTCTGCGGGTCGTGCGACGCCGGCTTGCCGATGTCGTGCTCATGCTCCGAGCCTGACCCGCGTGGGGTGATCAGCGCTCTGTGTGACCTGCTGGAACCGCCTGCCGGGGTGGGTTCGTGGGTTCCTGTCCCCGAAGCACCGAAGGAGATCACCAATGAGTGACGGCGACTGCTGCGCCAAGCATGCCGCCAGCGCCGCCCTGCAGCGCAAGGTGGGGACTAACCCGCGTGGGGACGTGGTCACGCAGTACGAGCTGCATGACAACACCAATGTCCTGGTCATCGGCTCGCGTTACCGACCGTCGATCACGGACGACCTAGTGATCCAGGTCGGGCACCGCAACGGGTATGCCGAAAGGTCGGTGGTGGCGTCCCGCACCCAGGTGCGCGAACTGGTCGACTGGCTGACCCGATGGCTCGACCAAGGATGGCCCGGCGTACGCCGTGAGGAGGGCCCGACCAGCTCCGACGTCATCGAGCACTACCAGCGCACCGCCCGCAGGGCGCAGATCGACCTCGACCACACCCGCGCGGACTGCTTCCGACTCCAAAACGCCGCACTCGCGCTGATCCCACCCGACCAACGCGACACGGATCTGGAACAGGTCGCTAAGGCGCAAGGCGAGTACTACTCCCGGCTCAACGCCGAACGCGACGCCCTGGAGGCCACCCGCTGCCGGCTCGTGCAGGCGCTGCACAACATCCAGTGGGCGCGCAGCGCGACCGCTGACCAGCTCCGCAAGGCCGCCGGGAAGGTGCTCGACCAGCACGCTCACGCGAAGCCGAAGCCTGTCCCTGATCCGGTGCCGGAAGCGCCGATCTACGAGGTCGTCCAGCTCGACCTAATCGAGGGGGCAGCATGACGGCCGCTCCTCACCGTCTGATCGTGGCGGTTGAGCCGCCCCGGCTGTCCTGGCGATGCCTGCCCGGCGGCCGCTTCGCCCACGCCGTCACCACGTGGTCTGGGCGGGACCGCGCCGCGTGTGGAGTCCGCCCCCGGTTGGGTGCCGGCTGGCTCAGCAGCACACAGCGCATGTTGCCTCGGTGTTCCCGATGCGCGGCCAAGGACGGTGCCGGTGACCAGACCTAACCCGGAGCCCACACCGGAACTGATCGCAGCCGCGCGGCGAGTGGCCAGCCGAACATGGACAGTCGCCGAGAACGAGCCGGGCTACCCGACCGACCGTCATCTCGCCGCGCTCTTCGATGCCGGGTTGGTGTTCCTGCACTACCCGCCGACACGGCTCCAGGACGACCGCTGGGCATTGACGCTGGCCGGGAAGGTTTGGCTGGCCGAGCACGATCGGGGAGGTTCGTAGTGACCAGACCTAACCCCGACACCCTGAAGATCAAAGGAAGGAGACGCCGGTGAGCGTCGTGCAGCACGTCAAAGAGATCAACGACATGTCGGTGGCCGAGTTGCTCGACCGGGCCCTGCCGCCGCACCTTGAGGCCGCAGTGCGCAAGCTGCAAGAGCAGGCCCAAGAAGGCCCGGACAAGACCATTTCGGCGTTCGGGTCGTCGGTGCGTTGATGGACGGACCTAACCCGCGGCCCCTGATCGCTCGCTGGCGTCGTTTCGCGCAGCGCTGGGGTCTCGGCTGCATCGAGTGCGGCCGACGCTTCTTCCTCAAGACCGACCGCTGCCGGGCTCATCTCGATGCCGAGTTCAAGCGCGCCATGCACGAGGTCATTGGGGGGGTTTGTAGTGGGGACTAACCCGCAGCGCCGACGCCGGACGACTGTCGCCGCAGACCTAAGAGCCCTCATCGCCGAGATCAGGATCATCCAGGGCTACCCGAACTGGCCCCGGATCTCGCGCATGCACGCCGCGTACGGGAGGAGACGCCGTGGACGGACCTAACCCGCAAGAGCCCACCGACCGCACCATGGAGTGGATCACCGCAGAGGCCAAGGCGCTGATCCCGCTGATCGAGCAGGCCAAGCGCGGCACCACGCATGAAGCCTGCGACGGCTGGTCGCTGCGCGACGGGACGGCGTTGTGCTCGTGCGGGGCTCCACTCGATGAGATTTTGGAGCAGCCGTGACACCTCCGGAGCGGCACAGGTTGGTGGTGGAAGCACTAGACCGCCAGGACGACATTGCGCAGGACGAGCGGGAGATCCACGAAGCGTGGGCTTGGGCGTGCCCGAATGACCCGCCGTGCCAGCACACCGCGTACGTCCACGACATCGGCGAGCGCGACGAACCCGCGTTCCGGTGCTGCATCGACGGCTGCGCATGCGGCGCTGCTTCCGGTCTGGAGCCCACCGATGACTGACGGCGTGCACCGCATCGAAGCGGCTTACGCCGATGGTCGCGTCGAGGTGCTGCGTTGCGAGTGCGACTGGTGCGAGGTGTGGCGCGCGTTCCGCCCGCCTCTCGTCGAGTACTTACGCTCCGTCGAACCTGAGCACCGCCCCGACTGGTTACCGGCCGGTACGAGTGCGCCGAATCCCCGGCCTGAGACGGACCGGTTTGCTGACATACGCCGCATAGCAGCATCGATGGGGGTGCCACGGTGAGTAACGTTGCGGCGAGAGCGCCGTCTCATGACGTCCTGGCGCGGATGGCCGCTGATGTTCGGCAGTTGTGTGAGCCGATCCATTTGGTGGTGCGGAACCGGATCGTCACCCACGCCCCACTCCTCGACCAGCTAAGGGCGGCGGCGGTTCCGGGGAACACGGTTAGGGGTCAGGAACGTCGTCCGATCCCGCAGTCGAAACCACCGTTGCGCGTTGAGGTGGCGGACCTGCTGTCGGGGATCTACGTGGGGATCTCGTTCTGGCGCGTCAAGCTTGGCCTGCCGTCACCCGAACGCGGCGCGGACTGGCATAAGGCGATGTTGCGCGCGCTCGTCGGCGCGGCACCGACGCTGGCTCCTTCTATCGGTGATTGGTTGGCGACCGAGGTGTCCGGTTGGTGGCGTGATGCTGCGGTGGGTTCAGGCTGGGCACCGGCGGATCTGTTGAAGCTGAGGTGAACGGGATGAAGCACGCTGGCACCAAGGAGATCGACGTGTACGCGGTCGGCTGGCTATGGGTGCTGCTAGCCCTCGGGCGCAGCCTGCGTGCCCGCCATCCGAAGGCGATCCGGTTCGCGCTGGTCAAGGTCCGGTACGAGTGGCGGTGCACCGTCCGCCGCGCCAGGGCGGGCAAGTGGCGCGAAGTCCGCAACAGCCTCAACGGTTACCTGGCCGAGCATCACGCGATCGGCTCCCGCTGCGGTCACGGCTGGACGAAACGGCGGGCGCTGCGGGATCTCCACCGTCATCTCGATGAGTTCTTGGGACGCTCCACGTGACCAGAGACGAGCACCTGAAAGCCGTCTATGTGGTCGGCACTGCGATGCGCGGCAAGACCGCCGGGCTGCTGATGCTGTGCAGCGGCCCCGAATGCGGTGGGGCTGAGATGTTCGCCGCGGGGCTCACCGCCGACGACGTGGCCGCTGCGGCGGATGCGCACATGGGCCAAGCCAACGACGTTCGGGCTTCTTCGGAGGGACAGACACCATGACCGCCGTCACGTGACACGCCGACGTGTCCGTTATGAGAAGGCTGGCAGAAATGTTGTAGGATCCCGTTGTCGCGACCATGCCGGATGACGGGAGGTCGCGTTCTTCATGCCCCGAGCCTTGCGTGTCTGCCCCACTCCCGGATGCCCGGAACTAACATCGGGCGGCAGGTGCGACACGTGCAAGGGTGCGGCCGAGCAGCGCCGCGGAAGCGCACGGCAGCGTGGCTACGGCACAGCACACGAACGCAGCTTCCGACCCGCAGTCCTGCGACGCGACCCGCTGTGCGTGTGCACCGATGACTCACACGACCACGGACCCCAGTGTCTGGCGCCGGCCACAGTGGCTGACCACCACCCACTGTCCAGACGCCAACTCGTAGACGCAGGGCTGAACCCGAACGACCCCGAGCATGGGCGCGGACTGTGCGCACCCTGCCACAACCGCTCCACCGCCGACCTGCAACCCGGAGGGTGGAACAGGTGAGCGCAACCGAAGACGCCATCGACAACGCCATCACCGCCCACGCCAAAGCCCTCGACTACCGAGGCGTCCTCGCAGGATGGGTAGTGCTAGCCGCAGTCGTAGACCACGACGGTGAAGACGTCGTCTCCGGCATCGTCACCATCTACCCAGGCGGCGAACAGCCCTGGCACACAGCCCTAGGCATAGTCGAAGCAGGACGACTGCACATGCAACGCCAGTACCTGACCGGCGACGACTGACCATCACCCAGCGTCACCACAACCCGGGGGGATGACCCCCTGATCACAACAAAGGCGGACCGCCGGGGAGGGAGGCGTGGCTCATGCCAAGTTTTCCGACCTCTCCCCGGCGGGCTGGCAACGATGGGTAAGCGAGGCCCGGCCCCGGCGCCCACCGCACTGAAGCTGATCCGCGGCGACCGAGAGTCGCGTGTCAATCGCGACGAGCCGCTGCCGGCGGAGGGTCAGGTGTCTGCGCCCTCGTGGCTGCCAGCGGAGGCGCGGGGGGTCTGGGATCGGCTGGCCCCGGACCTGATGGCCAAGGGCGTGCTGACGCCGTGGGATGTGGACGCGTTCGCCGACCTGTGCTGCCTGGTCGTGATCAACCGGAACGCACTGCTGGACCTGGACAAGAACGGGACCAACTGCACCGTCGTGGACCGCGAGCTGTCCGACGGCACGATCATCTACCGGCTGACGAAGAACCCGTCGTGGCAGGTCGCCAAGGAGTCCACCGCGCTCATTACCACCCTCGGCGGCAGGTTCGGGCTCAACCCGTCCGACCGGTCCCAACTGAAGGTGAAGGGCGAGGAGGATGGCGGGAAGGGCGCGGAACGCCTCCTCGGGTGACCCTGCCTGCGGGTACACCCTGGATGGGAAGACCTGCCGCAAGCGCGGTGATCACTTCTGCGCACCGAGGGCCGACCACGCGCAGAAGTTCTTCGAGGAGATCCTCGTCCACACGAAGGGCCGCTACGCCCGGCGCCCGTTCGTGCTGGCCCCTTGGCAGCGCGACCAGATCATCCGTCCGGTGTTCGGCACGGTCGTGTGGTCACCCGAGTTCAACGAGTACGTCCGGCGCTACCTGATCGTCTGGATCGAGCTGGCCCGCAAGAATGGCAAGAGCGAACTCCTGGCCGGGATCATGCTCTACCTGCTCGTCGCCGATGGCGAGGAGTCGGCTGAGTTGTATGGCTGCGCCCGGGACCGCGAGCAGGCATCGCTGGTCTTCGACGTGGCGATGCGGATGGTCCAGCTGTCGCCGCTGCTGAATCGTCGGCTCACCATCCGGGCCCACCTGAAGCGCATCATCGACACGAAGTCGAACAGCTTTTACCAGGTGATCGCCGCCGACGCGGCGGGCGCGCTCGGGTCGAACCCTTCGGGCGTGGCGGCCGACGAGATCCTGGCCTGGCGGGACCGCGGGATGTGGGACGCGCAGCGGACCGGCATGGGCTCGGGCGCCCGCCGTCAGCCACTGCTGGCCGCCGCGACGACCGCCGGCAATGACCCGGCTGGGTTCGCCGCGGCGATGCACGCGGAGATGCAGCGGATCGCTGACGACCCCGACCGCACGCCGCACGTCTTCGTGTACATGCGCAACACGCCGCGCGAGGCGGACCCGTTCGACGAGCGGAACTGGCCGTTCGCCAATCCGGCACTCGGCGACTTCCTGTCAGTCGAGGCGATGCGCAAGGAGGCCCTTGAGGCCCGCAACGACCCGGCCGCCGAGAACGGGTTTCGACAGTTCCGACTCAACCAGTGGGTGAACCAGGCCACCCGATGGATGCCGATGCACCTGTACAAGGCGACCTCGGGCGACCTGTGGCTGAACCCGGAAGTCGGTCGAAACGCCCTCAAGGGCCGGCCAGCGTGGGCCGGGTTCGACCTGGCCGCCAAGATGGACCTCTGCGCCTGGTGCCTGATCTTCCCGGGCGCGGACGGCGAACCACTCGATGTGCTGTGGCGGTTCTGGCTGCCGGAATCCGCCCTGGTGCACCTGGACAAGCACAACGACGGCAAGGTCTCGCGCTGGGTGTCTGAAGGGTGGATCCGGGCCACCGAGGGCGAGGTCATCGACTACGACACCGTCTACGAGGACGTCGCCGCCGACGCCCAGCGGTACCGGATCGTCGGCGGGGACTGCGACAAGTGGTCGATGTACCCGGTGATCCAGGAGATCGCCAAGCGGACCGGGCTGCGCGAAGAGCAGAGCCTGATCCCGCGGCAGAACAGCTACGCCGACATGACTCCGGGCATGACCGCGCTGATGGGGCTCGTCAAGGAAGAGCGGTTCCACCACCACGGCAACCCGGTGGCGCAGTGGTGCTTCGACAACGTCGAGGTCGCGCACCCGCGCGACAACCCGGACCTGATCCGGCCGGCCAAGCCGGAGCGCGGGGCGACCGGTAAGCGGATCGACGCGGTTCCCGCCGCATCACTGGCCGTCGGGGCGTGGGCGGTCCGCGGCAAGGGCAACCAGCAGCGCTATCGACGGGTCGTCGGCAAGGTGTCCGGCTACTGACAGGGGGAACGGTGCAGCCTGAACCCCTGAGCCCCGAGTGGTGGTTGAAGCGGCTCTACGACAGGCTGCTGCGGCAGCGGGAATGCTTCGAGTTCTACGACGCCTACTACCGCGGCGCCCCGCCGAAAATTCCGTGGCTGCCTGAGCAGGCCCGCGACGAGTTCACCCGGCTGCTGTCGTTGACGAAGGCCAACTACATGGGCCTGGTCGTCGACTCGATGGTGGAGCGGATGCAGGTCGAAGGCTTCCGTGTCGGCGATTCCATGGAGGCCGACAAGCCGACGTGGCAGATCTGGCAGGCCAACAACCTGGACTCGCTGTCGGATCAGGTGCTGTTGGAGTCGGCGATCGGCGGCAGCTCCTACCTGCTCGTCGCCCCGGGCGATGCGGTGCAGGTCTTCGCCGAACACCCGACCCAGGCCGTGGTCGAGTACGAGCCCGGTTCCCGTCGTGTGCGCGCGGCGGGGTTGAAGGTGTGGCAGGACGACTGGACGTCCAAGACGATGGCCACCCTCTACCTGCCGACGCAGGTGTACAAGTTCCAGGCGCCCAAGCCGGTGCAGGGGCAGGTAACCAAACCGCGCTGGGAGCCGCGTCAGGTCCGCGGGGAACGGTGGCCGGCGCCGAACCCGCTGGGTGCGGTGCCGCTGGTGGAGATCTCCAACAACCCGCGCCTGTTGACCGGCGGCGTGTCCGAGATCGCTGATGTGACCGATGTGCAGGACCGCATCCACAAGACTCTCGCCGACCGGCTGATGACGCAGGACTTCGGCGCGTTCCCGCAGAAGTGGGCCATCGGCTACCCGGACGAGGACGCGCAGGGCAACAAGAACCGGGTCGACATCGGCCGCAACCGGATGGTCACCTCCGACGCCGCGGAAACCGAGTTCGGGCAGTGGGACGCCGCGCCCCTGGACCCGTACTCGATGGCCAAACGGGAAGACGTCAAAGACATCGCCTCCCGCACCAGGACCCCGGCGCAGTATCTGCTGGGTGAGATGTCCAACGTCAACGGCGAAACCCTGAAGGCGTCGGAGTCGGGGCTGGTGTCGAAGGTGCGGCAGCGGCAACGCACATCCGGTGAAGGCATTGAAGACGCCATGCGTCTGGCCCGTCAGGCCGCGAACCTCGGCGGGGCGGACGAGTCGATGGAGACGATCTGGCGCAACCCGGAGTTCCGCACAGAGGGGGAGCTGGTCGACGCGTTGACGAAGATGTCCACCCTCGGCGTCCCGGAAGAGGCTCTGTGGGAGCGGTGGGGCGCTACGCAGGTGGAGATCGGCCGGTGGAAGACGATGCGCGCCGAACGCGACGAGGCCGACCCGATCGGCGCGATATCCAGGGCTGTCGGGCAGCAGTAAATGTCGGTGCTGCGGGTCGCGCAGACCCACTACCGGCGGCAGACATCGCTCGCTAGACGTGCGGCCGAGCAGTGCGCGAGGTTGTGGCGGCAGGTCGACCGGACCAACATCGGCCCGTCGTGGCGGTCACTGATCCCACAGGTGTTCGCGCTGGTGTCGGGTGCGCAGCGGATTGCGGCCACCACCGCCAGCCCGTATGTCGACGCCATCGCCGAAGAACTGGACGTCGACAGCGGGCTCAGGGTGCGTCCAGAGGCGTTCGCCGGCGCCGCGTCCGACGGTCGGCCGTTGGAAACGCTGCTCTACCAGCCGGCGATCACCGCACTACGGAAGATCGGCTCCGGGGCGGAGATCCGCAGGGCGATGTCCGCCGGGATGCTCGAACTCGACATGATCGTTCGGACGCAGGTCGCCGACGCCGGCCGCGTCGCCGACGGTGTCGCGGTCACCGCCAACCGGGAGTTCACCGGCTACACCCGGCTGCTCGTCCCACCCTCCTGCTCGAGGTGTGTGATCCTCGTCGGCCGTACGTACCGCTGGAATCAGGGCTTCCAACGGCATCCGCGGTGCGACTGCCGGCACATCCCCGCCACCGAGAACGCGCCCGACCTGGCCACCGACCCGAACGCCTACTTCGACAGCCTGTCCGAAGCTGATCAGGACAAGACGTTCACCAAGGCCGGTGCGCAGGCGATCCGCGACGGCGCCGACATCAACCGGGTGGTCAACACCCGGCGCGGCATGTACACCGCCGCCGGGAAACGCTTCACCACCGAGGCAACCACCCGCCGCGGCCGACTCCCGGGCCAGACCCGCGGGCCGCGGCTGATGCCGGAGCAGATCTACCGCGAGACGTCCGACCGCGAAGAGGCTATCCGGCTCCTGAGGTTGCACGGCTACCTCACCTGATCCACCCGCTGCCGCAACGGGAGCGGGACCTGTCCCGCAACGGGAGACCGCATGTCCGAGGAAGAGCCCGAGGTCGTCGAGGAGACCGAAACGGTCGACTGGAAGGCCGAAACCGAGAAGTGGAAGGCGCAGGCCCGCAAGAACGAAGAGCGGGCAAAGAGCAACGCCAGCGCCGTCAAGGAACTGGAACGGCTCAAGGCGTCCCAGATGACCGAAACCGAGAAGGCCGTCGCCGAAGCGGAAGCCCGCGGCCGTGCCGCCGGCCAAACGGAAAGCGGCAAGCGGCTCGTACGCGCCGAGTTCCGCGCCGCCGCCGCCGGACGCGTCGACAAGGAAGCCCTCAACGCCTACCTCGAGGACGTCGACCTGTCCCGGTTCGTGGGCGAGGACGGCGAACCGGACCTGAAGGCGATCGAGTCACGCATCGCCAAGCTCGGCGGCGCCGAGCGGCGCACCGATTTCGACGGCGGAGCCCGAACCCCGGCGGCGAAGACGCCGAACATGAACGACCTCATCCGCCGTGCGGCGGGTGTGGGCTGACCAGCAGCACCCCGTAGGCCGGGGACCGCTGCCGAGAACCAAGGAGTGATCCATGGCCTACAACAACCTCGTGTCCCGCACGGATGCGAGCGCACTCATCCCGGAGGAAGTTTCCCGGGACATGATCCGCCGGGCCACCGATGACTCGGCGACGCTGCGGCTGTTCCGCCGCGTGCCCGTCGGCCGTGCGCAGGTCCGGTTCCCGGTCCTGTCGGCGCTGCCCGTCGCGTACTTCGTCACCGGCGACACCGGTCTGAAGCAGACCACCGAGGTCAACTGGACGAACAAGTACCTCAACATCGAGGAGATCGCCGCGATCGTCCCAGTGCCCGACAACGTCGTCGCCGACGTTGAGATGGACATCTGGGACGAAATGATGCCGTACCTCGTGGAGGCGTTCTACCGGGCGTTCGACGCGGCCGTGTTCTTCGGCACCAACGCCCCGGCGTCGTGGCCGACCAACATCGCCGCCGCGGCGACCGCCGCCGGCAACGTGAACACCGAAGGCAACACCGCCGCGCAGGGCGGCTACTTCGGCGACATCGACGAAACCCTCGCCCTGCTCGAGGCCGACGGGTTCGACGCCACCGGCATCGTCGCCAACCGCACCGCCCGCGGCGCGCTGCGCGCAGCCCGCGACTCCACCGGGCAGGCCCTCGACGCCGGGCGGCTCTCCGGCGACCTCACCTCCCTGGACGGCACGCCGATCGTCTACCCGATGCGCGGACTGTGGCCCACCGGTTCGGGTGCGCCGCGGCTGTTCGTCGGCGACTGGACGAACTTCGTGGTCGGTGTCCGCCAGGACATCACCATGAAGGTCCTCACCGAGGCCGTCATCCAGGACAACACCGGCACGATCATCTACAACCTTGCACAGCAGGACATGACGGCGCTGCGGCTGACGTTCCGGGTCGGCTGGCAGGTCAGCAACCTGCTCAACTACGACCAGGCCACCGAAGCCAACCGGTACCCCGTCGCCCGCCTGAACCTCGCCTGATCGGGAGAACTGACAGATGACCGCGCCATTCGGCAAGTCCGTCCAGATGGCCGTTGCTCCCGAGTCGACGGTGGGCAACAGCCGCAACACCAACATCCACGTCGTGCAGTCCGCCGGCACAGTGTCCGCCGTCACCTACTCGACGGTCACCGCGATCACCGGCGCGAACACAAACACCCGTTCGGTGTCGCTGGTCAACAAGGGCCAGGCCGGCGCCGGCACCACCACCATCGCCACGCTGCAGTTCAACTCCGGCGTGAACACCACGGCCAGCGACGAGAAGACCATCACCTTGTCGGGGACGGCCGCGGATCTCGTCGTGGCCGCCGGGGACGTTCTGCAGTGGCAGTCCACCGCCGTGGGTACTGGTATCGCCGACCCAGGCGGTCTGGTCAACGTGACCATCGCCGCCACGTACGCCTAGGAGGCAACCGATGGTGAGCACCACCAGGGACCACCCGGAGAACAGCCCGCAGGGGCAGAAGGCCCGGCAGGACGCCACGAACGCTGACCGGTCCACGGCCGAGGTGCAGGAGCGCGTCGACCGCGAGCAGGAGCAGGGCTTCCGTGGCGTCGAGGTGGACCCGACGCCCAACGAGAACTACACCGTTCAGGGTGTGACCTCGGGTGCGCCGACGCCGGAAACCGACGACGACGCCGCCGAGCAGGCCCGCAAGGCGCAGGCCGACACCGCCCGCAAGGCGGCCGGCGTCGCCAAGAAGTAACACGGAAGGCGAGGTCCAATGGCCGACAAGTTCGCCGAACCGGAGGACCTCGCATCCCTGCTGCAGCAGGACCTCGACGCGTCCACCGCCAACCTGGTGCTGGAGATGGCCACCGCCATCATCCAGGCCGAGGTCGGTCAGCGGATCGTCCAGGTCGTGGACGACGAGATCGAGCTGGACCTGGACGGGTACGACGCGGGTCCGTACCTGTACCTGCCGGAACGTCCCGTGACCGCGGTGGATTCGGTGCTGATCGGCGCCACCGCGGTCACGGACTACTCGGCGCAACTGTCTCGGGGAAGCCTGTGGCGGGCCGACGGGTGGCGTTCGACGCTGGTCGGCTACTTCGACCAGCCATCCACCGTCACTGTCACCAACACCCACGGCTACCCGGTCGGGCATCAGAAGCTGCAGCTCGCCCGCAGCATGTGCCTGTCGTTGGCGAAGGGTTTCTACGCCAACCCGTCCGGCGCGGTGCGCGAGGCGATCGACGACTACCAGGTGGCGTACGAGGCGATGGCCTCGCAGGTCACCGAGTTCATGTCCAAGGCGCTGCGCAAGCAGTACGGCCGGCCACCGGGCTCCGTCCCGCTGGTCGTGTCCCGCGCGTACAGCGTGCCCGTCCCGTGAGGAGCGCCGATGGCAGTCCTGCACATCGATGACGAGTACGGCCCGGACGGCTCGCTGGGCATGACCCTGGCCGTGGACGACGGGCCGATGCGCGAATCCGGCCCGTCGTTCAGCGGCGCCGGGAAACTCGCCGGGATGATCCCGTTCACGTTCGCCGGCACCGGTCCGGAGCGACGCGGCGACTTCGGTATGCCCGAAGCTGACGGGTGGGAGGTCGAGCTGGTGTCGGCCGACTACGTGGCCGGTACGGCCCGGTACATCGCCCGGCCGGAATGACCACGTTCACCGGCCGTCTCCGGTTGGCGGACGGCCGGCAGGTCAGCTACTCGGCGCAAGCCCCTGCGAAACTGCTAGTCGGCTGGTGTCCGCCCGACTCGACCGTTGCGCAGCTCGGTCCCATGCTGGCCAAGTTTCCCGGCACGAAGCTGGTACGGCTGTACTCCAAGACGACCCTTCCGTCGTGGACGTCAGGGATCCTGCCGATGGTCGGTGCTGATGTGACGTTGCACGTCTCGTTCAAAACGTGGCCGGTCAACGTCGCTGGATGGCTCACCTCGAGACCGACGAACCGGCGGACTCCGTTCTACCTGACGTTGGATCACGAACCGGAACAGCAGGACTCCGGAGACCCCGCCCCGGCGGAGTACCGGGCCGAGTGGCGGGAACTGACCGCCGCGCTGGCAGGCCATCCGCGTCGCGGTGAGGTCATGCTGACGCCGGTGTACACCGAGTACGCGGCGACCCGCGGATCTCGGGCTGCGAGCTGGTACGGCGACTTCGGTGTCGTGTCCGGGTTCGACGGTGTGGACACGGTCGGGTTTGACATCTACAACAACTCCACCCAGGCGTACCGGACCGCGTCGAACATGTTCGGCTTCGCCCTCGCGCATGCACGGCAGCACGGCAAACCGCTGGTGGTGGCCGAGTGGGGCATTGAGCGGATCGCGTCGGACGACACGGGCTCGCTGTGCGCGCAACGCATGCGCGAACACGCCACCTACTTCGCCGCACAGCCGGAAGCCCGCGCGCTGGCTTGGTTCTACCGGGGCGGCGACAACCTCGACACCCGGGCGCCGGAGAAGAAGGCGCTGACGGACCTCATCGCGCAGTACGGAGGCTGACATGGCTGTAGGGTTCGCCGCGGCGACCGCTAACGCGATCCTCGACGCGCTGTGCCGCTCCGTCGCATGGTCCGAACCCGCAGAAGTGTGGATCAAACCGCACGTAGGTGACCCCGGCGCCGCCGGCACCTCGAACGCGGCGGCGGAAACCACCCGCAAGCAGGCCACCTTCGGCTCCGCCGCATCCGGTGGGGCCATCGCCAACACCGTCGCGCTGACCTGGACGGGCGTGTCGGGCAGCGAGGACTGGACCCACTTCTCCGCCTGGGACGCCTCCACGTCGGGGAACTTCCTGTTCTCCGGCACCGTCACCCAAAACGCACTCGTCTCCGGTGATACGGCCACCTGGGCTATCGGGGATTTGGACGTCTCACTCGGCGTCGCCAGCTAGACGGAGGTGACCCGTGGCGGTCACGTTCGTCGGCGCCACCAACGGCAGCACCGGATCAGCCACCGCCACCTCACTTGCCACGAGCTTCCACGGGTCGTGGGCGGCCGGCGACGTAGCGATCCTGTCGACCCACTACGGCGGCAACTCAATCACCGTCAACTCCGGGATGGGCGACTGGACCGCCATCGACGGCGTCACCAACCCGCAAACCCAGGGCACCGCTAGCAGGGCGAACTTCTGGTTCCGGGTCCTGCAAGGCGGCGACGGCGCGCCGACGATCGGCTACTCCGGGTCGATCACCGGCGGATGGACGATGACCATCCACCGCGGTGTCGCCTCGGGTGATCCGATCGGCCAATCGGGCGTAGCGTCAGCATCCGCCACCTCAGTCAACATCTCGTCGCTGACCGGGGTGCTGAACGGCTCAGCGCTTGTCGTGCACCTGCACGGCCGGGTCGCTTCAGGCACCATCCCGAACGGGTGGACACCGCCGGGCACGTACACGGAGCCGACGTCCGGGGATCACGCGACGAACCGGACCACCGGCAACCAGAACGTGCGGATGGCCGCCGCCTACCGTCTCATCTCGAGCGCGGGGAATTACGGCGGGGACACGTTCACCGTCACCAACAGCATCACCTCGAGCATCGTGGCGTTGCACGCCGAGCTCCTGTCGGCGGCGGCAACGGTCACCGGCTCCGGTGCGGCGGCGTTCGCGCTCACCTCCACCGCAGCCGGCACCAGAACAACGAGCGGTACCGGGTCGGCGTCGTTCACCCTGACAGCTACAGGGTCGGGGACGGTGTCGTCGCCGATGGCCGCCCTGGTCGACGACTTCGACGACGATTCGATCGACACAACGAAATGGCCCGCCAACTACGGCTCGGTGGCGGAGACGGGCGGGCGGGCCCGCGTCGACTGCGACACCGGCCAGTGGTCCGCCTACAAGTCCGGCTCCGTCTACCACCTGGCTGGCTCGCACGCGTTGGCGCGCATCTACCCACCGTCGGGTGGGGCGTCGGACGGGGCGTACTGCTCCCTGCTCGTCACCTCGAGCACGGCGGGAACGGACGCAGGGTTCCTTATCGATTCCGGCGCCGGAGTTATCGGCGTGTACCTGCGGGTCGGATTCAGCGACGGCGGGGCGTTGTTCCCGTCGTATTCGGCGACGGACCATGCGTGGCTGCGGCTACGCGAAACCGCCGGGACGCTGTACTGGGAGGCATCCCCCAACGGCGCCAGTTGGACGCAGCTGCGCTCGGAGACGTCCCCAGCATGGGTGTCGGACCAGAATCTGGCCCTGATCCTCGAAGCGCACAGAACGTCGGGCACGGACAACTTCGCCGAGTACGACGACGTCAACAACCCGCCCGCCGGCGCCACCGTCAATGGCACCGCCGCGGCGGCGTTCGCGCTCACCGCAACATCTGTTGGTAGCAGGACCACACCCGGTGCGGCCGCAGCTGGGTTGGCGTTCACTGCTACGGCGTCCGGCGCCCGAACCACCTCGGGTTCTGCGGTCGCCCAGAACGCGCTCACCGCCGCCGCGGTTGGGACGCGCGCCACCTCCGGCGCAGCCGTCGCGACCTTCACGCTGACGTCCGCCGCTGCCGGCGCTCGCACCGCTGCCGGTACAGCGGCAGCAGCCCTGACGCTGACGGCGACCGCCGTCGGGACCCGCGCAACGCCCGGTGCCGCAGCCGCAATCCTGACGCTCACCGCCACGGCAATCGGCGTGAGCCCTGTCGCCGGCTCCGCAGCCGCGGTGTTCGTGCTGACCGCCTCGGCGGTCGGGTCGTCGTTCGGCGACCTCGTTCCGCGACCCGACACCGGCACCACCACACGCCCAAGCGTCGGAACGACAGCCCGACCGTCAGGCGCGACCACTGCCCGCCCCGGGTCCGCTGTCACCACGCGTCCGTTCGCAGGGGTCACCACACGGCCGTAGGGAGGTGCGATGTCGGCTACCTCGGTGATGCTGCAGGGCCGCGCCCGCGCCGAAGCCCTCATGCAGGACACCTGCGTCATCCGGCGGCGCAGCGGTGAAACCACCGACGAGAACACCGGCGAGGTCACACCCACGTACACCCAGTTGTACAACGGAAGGTGCCGAGTGCAGCAGCGGGTCGCCAACGCTTCCCCGGCTGAGGCCGGTGAGGCGTACGCGCTGATGCTCGCCCTCGAAGTCCAACTCCCCATGTCCGTAACCGGGCTGCGCACCGAAGACGAGATCGTCATCACCGAATCCCTCGACCCGGACCTGGTGGACCGGGTGTTCGTCATCCGGGCGCTGGCCCACAAGACCCATGCAACGGCGAGGCGGGTCGGTGTCGTGGAGCGCACCTCATGAGTGTTGATGTCGGCGAACTGAACGAGTGGGCGTTCGACCTCGGTGAGACCGCCGACGACCTGATCCCCGACGTTCGTAAGGTCCTCGTCCGGGCGGCGATCAACATCAAACGGGACGCGAAACGCCGAGTGTCCGGACTGCGGGCGGCGCCGTACTACCCGGCGTCGATCACCGACGACATCCGAACGTTCGGCGACTCAGTCGAGCTCGAAGTCGGCCCGGATAAGAACCGCCGCCAAGGCGCGCTCGGGAACCTGCTCGAATTCGGGTCGATCAACAACTCGCCGATCCCGCACATGGCGCCAGCCACGGACAAGGAACTGCCGAGGGTCGCCAAGTACCTGGGTGATCTGATCCCCGAGGCCCTCGAATGATCCAACTGCATGCGAACGCGTTCCTCGCGCTGCTGCAGCCCGGAGGCGGGCCGCCGGTGCACGACGGGAAAGTGCCGCAGGGCGCAGTAACCCCGTACCTGCTTGTGTACTTCGACGACGGCGACCCGGAGGAGGCCGATTCGCGGCCGTTGAAGGGCGCGTCGGAGCGGCATGTCACCCGCTGCATCGTCCACGGCGTCGGGGTCACCGGCTCTTCCGCGAGGGCGATGCAGCAGTTCGCCCGCACCCAGCTCCTCGACATCGTCCCGACGGTAACCGGCCGGCGGTGTCTGCCGATCCGGCGCGAAGACGGGCAGCCGACGATCCGCGACGAAACCACCGGCGCCAGCTTCTTCGACTCCGTTTCCACCTACCGACTTGAGTCGGTTCCTGCCTGATCCCGCTCATCGGCGGGCTAACCCATCTTGGGAGGTGCGCCGATGGCGGCGCTTACTGCAACCACACCTACCGCCACGGGCACCACATGGACACCCGCGGCGGTGGCGGCGTCCGACACCATCTCCTCGGCGATCCTCGGCACCCGCGGCGCCGTGCTGGTGGTCATCAACGGCGGCGGCTCGTCGGACAACGTGACCGTCTCCGACTCCAGTCTCACCCCGGGCGGGAACCCGGCCACGACGGCGGCGGTGGCGGTGGCGAACGGCACGACGAAGGCCATCTACATCAGCCCGGCCAAGGTGAACACGGCCACTGGTGTGGTGACGGTGACGCATTCGTTCACCACGTCGGTCACCTACGTCCTCCTGCCGGTCTGAGGAGGCCACTCATGGTTGAGCGTCAGTGGCTTCGGCACGAAGAGACCGGCGGCTACTTCCACTGCCCCGTGGATGCGGTGGACGAGATGCGGGCCAAGGGCTGGGAGCCCTCCGATCCTCCGCCGCCGGAGGTGAATCCGGCCATCGCGGAGCAGCTCGCGTGGCGGGAGCAGCAGCAGGCGGAAACCACCAAGCCGCGACGCGGCTCATCTCCGAAAGAGAGTGATCACTGATGGCCGACGTCTTCAGTGACGGCCAGGTCCGCGTCGCGTTCGTGCCGGCGATTTCCAACATCGCCGCGCCCACGACCACGGAACTGAACGCCGGCACCCTGCTCCAGTCCACACTAACCGCCGACGGGCTGGTGGGGTTTGAGGCCACCACCGCCGAAGTCGACACCACGTCTCTGGCGTCGACGTTCTCGACGAAGAACATCGGCCGTGACGAGTACTCCGGCACGCTGCTGCGCTTGAAGAAGCAAACCGTCGGCTCCGACCCGGTCCGCACCCTGCTCGCCCGAGGCACCACCGGTTACGTCGTGATCCGCCGCGGCATCGCCGAAACCACGGCGTGGGCTTCCAGCCAGCAGGTCGAGGTGTACCCGATCATCTGCGGCCGGCGTAAGGAGCTGTCGCCGGAGGCCAACACGGTCATGCGGTACGAGGTCCCCACCCCGATCACGTCGGCGCCGGAGCCTGACGCGGTCGTCGCATAAACCAGGCACGCCGGCGGGCCACCAGCCCGGCCCGCCGGCGTCCACCGTCAGGGCTGGAAGGGGCTGGAATGGACGCCAAGAAGCTGATCCACGAGCAAGCCCGGCTCCCGGAGGAGACGGTGCCGATCTGCCTGCGCGGCGACCTGGTCGCCCAGTTCGAAAAGCTGGAACGCGACCTGGACAAGGCGCAGCGCAAGTCGGCCAACTCCCTGGCCGGCGCAGGCACCCGCCAACTCGCGCAGGAGATCGAGGCCCTGCGCGAGGAGATGGAAGCCTCGACGGTCGTCTTCCACATGCGGGGGATGCCGGACAAGCGGTGGCAGGCGCTGACGGCGCAGCACCCTCCCCGCCGCACCGAGGACGGCGACGTCCACGACCGCGACAAGCTCCTCGGGGTGAACAGCGAAACCTTCTTCCCGGCGCTGGTGAAGGCATCGACCTTCGAGCCGGAACTGGATGCCGAGGACTGGGCGGTCCTGCTCGGCGAAGGCGAGGAGGAAGGCAAGCTCACCCATCGGCAGAAGGACCAACTGCACACAGCTGCGTGGCGGCTGAACCGGCGGGACGTGGACATCCCTTTCTCGTACGCCGCCTCGAAGATCCTGAACTCCGAGCCCGAGTAGAGGCGGCCGAAACGCTCGGGATCAGCTTGAAGCGGTTCGACGGCTGGGTGCCCCGGACCTTCCACGAACACGACGGCAGCCGCCTGGTCAGCTCGTGGACCGAGTCGGAATGGGACTCCACCGAGCGGGGCTGGATGCTCGCCCTTCGGCTGTGGCGCGACAGCCGCTGCCCGCTGTGCGGGCGCGACATCGCCGAATGCACGGCCAGTGAATACCGGGTCCCCCTGCCGGTGCGCTGCCACGCCGCCACGGCCGTGGCCGTCGCCCGCAAGCCATACGACGACTCCCCGCAGTCGGAAGCTCTGATGTTCCAGGCGGAAAGGCGGTGAGCTGTGCGCACCGTCGGCACCAAGCTCACCGTTGAGGCGTCGCAGGCCAAGAAGGAATTGCGCGACACCAAGAGCGAAGCCAAGGACCTTGTCGGCGAGCTGCAGGACGCGGCCCGCAACGGCGACCTGACCGCTCAGGCGATCGCCGAGATAGGCCCGAGCGCGGAGAAATCGTTCGGCGTCAGCGAGCGCGCCGCGGAGAAGCTGAACAACGAGATCGCCGAGACCGCGCGGGAGATCAAACGGCTCGACCGGGCGTTCCGGGACACCGGCGACGTCACCCTGTTCGGCGACCTCAACCGGCAGTTGGTGAAGCTCAAAGGGCAGTTGAAGGCCAAGGAGCTGTTCGACCGCGACTTCGGCGAAACCGTCGGCGAACAACTGGCCGAGGGCGCGGGCGCGTCGCTGATGACCAGGCTGGGCCCGGTGATGGCCAAGCTGCCCATGCCGTCCGGCGCGGCCGGCGCGGTGGGCGCCGCGATCGGCGCGCCGATCGCGGCGAGCGTGGCGTCGATCGTCGGGTCCGCCGTCGCCGGGGCGGTGCTCGGCGGCGCCGGTGTCGGCGGCGTGGTCGGCGGGTTCACGCTGGCTGCCCGCGACGCCCGCGTCAAGGAAGCCCTGGCGGGGCTTGGCACCGAAGCGATGGCGGTGCTGGGCGACTCGGCGAAGCAGTTCGTGCCGATCGCCATCCAGACCGTCGGCGTGCTGCGCAAGGAACTGCGGGCCGTGAAACCCGAACTCGACGAGATCTTCGCGGACTCCGCTGACCTGGTGGAGCCGTTGACCCGCGGATTCATCGGGCTGGCCAGGAACGCGCTACCCGGCGTGGTGGCCCTGCTCGACCGGGCCCGCCCGGTCATCGACGTGCTGTCCGACCGGCTGCCGGACATCGGCGACGCGATCACCGAGATGCTGGAGAACATCTCCGGCGACGCGAACTCCGCCGCCGCCGGCGTGGACCTCATCCTCGAGGGACTGGCCGGGATCATCCGCATCGGCGGCGACGTCGTCGCATTCTTCGTCGACATGTTCCGGTGGCTGGTCAACGCGGCCGACGCCGCGCACTCCTTCACCGAATCCGTGATGGGTTGGAACCCGCTGTTCTCCGGCCGGCTCGAAGAGGGACGGCAGCGCCTGGACCACCTGACGCAGATTCTCAACGGCGTCCACGAAGCCAGCGACGACACCGCGGGCGGATTCGACGACCTCGGCAGGTCCGCCGCGGAAACCGCCGAAGAGGTCGAACGCCTGAATACGGCATTCGACGAGCTGTTCGCCGCTGAGATGGGCCTGGACCGGGCGACCATCGCCGCCAAGGACGGCATGAAGGAGCTGAAGGAAGAACTCACCGAGGGCCGCCGTACCTTGAACCTGAACACCGCGGCGGGGCGGGAGAACGCCTCCGCCGTGCTGGATCAGATCGACAAGTTCAAGTCGCTGCGCGACGCCCGGATCGAGCACGGCGAGTCGATCGACTCGGCGAACGCCAAGTACTCCAAGGACATCGCGGGGCTGCGCAAGACGATGCTGCAGGCTGGCTTCACCGCCGAGGAGATCGACCGGCTGATCGGCAAGTACCAGGCGATCCCCGCCAAGGTGAACACCACCGTGGATGTGAAGGGCGCGCAGTCCGCGGTCGCGCGCGCCAATCAGGTGCGGGAAGCCCTGGCCAGGATTCCGTCGCGGAAGCACATCCGCATCTCGGTGTCGTCTCCGGACGGATCCGTGACCGGCACGTCGGGTGGATTCACGGAGTTCAACCGCTACGGCGGGGTGTACGAGCACGCCCAGACGGGGCTGTTGAGGGAAGCCGCCGTTGTCAGCCCCAGGTCGCCCGCCCGCTACGCGTTCGCCGAGCCGGCCACCGGCGGCGAAGCTTTCATCCCCAAGCGCGGCGACATGGGCAGATCCAGGGCCATCTGGGACTACGTCGGGCAGAAGTGGCTCGGCATGAGCTCTTCGGCTCCGCGCACCACCGTGGTCAACGTCGGCGGCGTCCGCGTCGAAGGGGCGAGCAAGTCCCCGCACCGCATCGGCCGTGAGGTGGTGCGGCAGATCGAGGAAATGACCGCCCGCCGGGCCGACCTGATGGAGCGCACCGGATGACAACCACGGTCACGTTCGTGTCCGGCATCGGCGACGTGTACGACGACATCACCGACGCGTTCGGCCGCACTACTTCCAACGGCTGGGGCTCGACGGACACGGGGCAGGCGTGGACCGCCGACGGCGGCGCCGCATCCGATTTCGCCGTCGGCTCCGGGGTGGGGTCGCTGACCCTGACGTCGGTGTCGGTGTCCCGACGCCCGAACTTGGCGTCGATGGAAGTGGCCGACTCCGACCAGACCGTCACCGTGACCGTTCCCGCCGTGGCTACCGGCGGGTCGATGTCGGCGGGTCTGCTGGCCCGCTACACGGACACCTCCAACCACTTGAGGGCGGAGCTGGTGTTCGACACGGCCGGCAACTTCATCGTCCGCGTCGTCCAGGCCTCCACCTCCGGCGGAGTGCAGGTGATCGCCAACTCGTCGACCATCTCCTCGTACACCGCCAGTTCCAGTTGGAAGATCCGCGCCCGGGTGGTCGGGCAGTGGTACCGGGCCAAGGCGTGGGCCGCCGCGTCGGCGGAGCCGGACGACTGGGACGTGTACGGACTGATCACCGACGCGACGATGCTGGCCACGGTCGACGCGATCGGGATCCGCGCCACCCGCGAGGCCGGCAACACCAACGTCAACCCGATCTTCACCTTCGACAACTACTCCGCCTCATCCGCGGTGGCCAAGCGGCTGGACCTGAACACGGCGCCGTGGAACCTGGTGGACCGCGACACCGACCTGTCACCGCCGGATCTTCGGTACGCGACCGCGTCGACGCTGCTGTCCGACGGATCGATCACCTCGGCCGGAAGTTACGAGGACCGGGTGATCCGGCTCGGCCTGCAGCTCACCTCGAGCGACGGCGGGGCTGATGAGCTGCAGGCGTTGTGGCGGGAACTGGACCGGCCCCGCAACTGGCTGCTGTGGCAGCCGGCCGGCCACGAGCCGGTGTTCTTCCACACCAAACGTGCGGGCCCAGATCAGATCCGCGAGGTGGTCGGCAACGGCGACCTGCGCGAAATCATGATCGAGATCCCGGCGGACTCGGCCGGGTACGGACCGATGCAGATGATCCCCGCGGTCACGGTCACCAACGATCCCGCCGCCGGGTCGAACGGCTGCTACCTGGACATCGACGGCTCGCTGATCAAAGGAGATCTGGACACGCCGGCGATCCTGCGGTTCACCTACTCGCAGATCGAGGACAAGGGCCCCACCGCCATCGGCGTGCGGCGGCGGGGGACGCCGTCGCAGGCTCCGCTGTTCCTGCAGTGCGAGTCCATGACGCTGGGGACGGACACCACGCTGCCGGGCAATGACGCCGTCATGTCCGGAAGCGGCTCCAACTACGCCCGCTGCTCGTTCGCCACGGTCGCGTCGACGATGACCACCCGGTTGACGTCCTCGGCGTTCCCCAGCTCGCCATCGGTGGATGCCCGCGGCAGGTACGACGTTTACCTGCGGTACCGCAAGAGCGTGTCCGGCAACGACATCCACGTCCGGCTGGGGCAGGACACTGGATCCACCACCATCACCAATGACGAGGTGATCCTGGCCGCCACCACCGAGCGGCGCTGGGCGTACATGGGCAACGTGCAGATCCCCGTCGGCGCCGACCCGGTCACGTTGGGACCCTCCGGTGAGGAGATTCCCGCCCGCGGCACCATCTTCACGATCGCCGCGCAGCGGCTGTCCGGCTCGGGCAACGTCGACTTCGACGTGCTCGTCTTCGTCCCCTCCTGCGACCGGCCCGGCATGGTGTACTGGCCCACCTCCGTCGGCCCGAACTCCACGTACGTTGATGGCTCCGCCGGGCTGGTGTACAACCTCGACGTCAACGGGGCCATCTACGCCCGGGAAGCGATTCCCGTGGCCGGGCAGTTCCCGTGGCTGCGACCGGACCAGGACCACCGCATCGTCATGCTGCTCAACGGCGGAGGGCTCGTGTCCGACGACAAAACCTCCACCTTCGACGTGGGCGTGCAGTACTTCCCCCGCTACCGGCACGCCTACCGAACGGCATGATCCCGGTCCCGTTGTCGGTGCGGCTCAAGACGTCCCGCACCGACATCCACGTCACCAACGAGCTGCGGGACCTGCGGTACAAGCGCATCGACCTGGGCGGCAACGCTTCGGCGGAGTTCACCATCTCCCGCCCGCTGGGTCTGATGCCCGAGGAGATCGACTACTTCTCCCGGGTCTACATCTACGGCCTGTCCCACATCGCCGAGTGGGAAGGCCGGGTCGAGGACCTGGGCATCGAGAACTCCAACGACGGGCAGGTGTGGCGCATCGCCGCCGTCGGCGGGATGGCGCATGCCTCCGACCGCACGATCCCGCTGTACCACATCGTCCGCGGTCCGGACGGGTTCATCAAAGCCCGCTCAGCCTCGGGCGAGCAGCAGAACACGCAGGTGTCCGCCGGTGAGGATCCGGGCGGCTCGGGGTCGCAGTCGCTGGTCTGCTCCTTCCCGACCGGGATGACTGTGCCGACGAACGGGGCGTGCACCGCGTACTTCCTGGGGATCGAGAACGCCGACCAGAACCTGGCCGTCTTCGACTACAGCTGGGACGCCGGGCTCACCTCCGCGTCGTGGGAGCTACGCGGGTTCTCCAGCGGCACCAACGTGGTCCGCACCCAATCCGCCAGCACCGGCGGCGGTGGCACGTCCACGGCGATCGTCGGCACCGGCGCGTTCGCGTTCGGAGACTCGCGGCCCATCCTTCAGTTCCGCTGGACGGGCGCCGCTTCGGGAACGGGCACCAGCGACATCGTGTGGGCGTCGTTCAAGGACATCGTCATGCGCACCACCACATACACCGCGGGCGGGACGGAGCAGTCCTCCGGATATTCGTCGGCGGACAAGCAGATCCTGGCCTCCGTCGTGGTCGCCGACGCGGTGGGCCGGTTGTGCCCGGAGTTCGACGGCGACAACGCTGTCATCGAAACCACCACCTACCAGATCAACGAGCTGGCGTGGCCGGACGGCATCGACGCCCGCGGCATCTTCGACGCGATGGCTGAGCTGGAGCCCGGTTTCCGGTGGGAGGTCCTGGAGTCCAACGCCGACGGCAAGTACCGGTTCCGGTGGGTGCAACGTCCGACTACGGTCCGGTACGAAGCCGACGTCGACGACGGATACTCCGCCCCGTCGAGCTCGAACGAGGTGTGGAACGGTGTGCTCGTCTCCTACACCGACGGGCTGGGCCAGAAGGTGTACGTCCACCGCACCTCGACGGTCACCGAGCTCGACGACGCCGGACTGACGCGGGAAACGAAGCTCGACCTGGACGCGTCAGCCGACGCCACGGACGCGCAGCAGGCCGGCGATGAGTTCCTTGCCGAGCACGCCCGACCGCCCGCACAGGGCCGGCTGACGATCGCCCGCCCCATCCAGGACCTCACCGCGGGCCGGATGGTCCACCCGTGGGAGATCAAAGCCGGCGAGCTGATCCGCGTCCGTCCGCTGTCGGCGGCGCCGCAGGCCATCACCGCCACTGGCCGGGACGGCAAGAGCGTGTTCCGGATCGTGTCCATGGAGTACGACGCCACCACCGCCCAGGCGATCCTCGAGCTGGACGAGTACACCCGAGCCACCTCACGCGCCCTGGCGACCGGCAAGCGGCAGGCCAAGACCGGCAAGCTCGGCCGCCGCAAGCTTTAAGGGGGAGCTGTGGCCTGGTACCTCAACAACGCGCTGACCACCATGCGTAACGAGGTGAACGCACGCTGGCCTGGCCGCGATAAGGGGTCGGACGGGACGATCGGCGACGAAGCCCACCAGTCAACGTCGTCGGACCACAACCCGGATCCGGACGGGTCGGTCGACGCGTGGGACATGGACGTCAACCTCAACGGCGCCGGCAACGGGATCCCGTCAGACGACATCGAGTTCCTCAAGGCGCGGTTCCAGGCGCACGAGTCGTCGAGGTACTGGATCCACAACCGGATCATCTGCAGCCGATCCACGGGCTGGCGCCGGGAGAACTACACCGGCTCGAACCCGCACGACAAGCACGTGCACTGGAACACCCGTTCGGAGTATGAGGACTCCACCAAGCCTTGGGGGATCGAGGACGACATGGCCGAGTTCACGCAGGAGAACTTCAACACGTTCTTCGCCAACTCCCTGGAGAACGCCACCGTGCAGGCGCGTCTACGGCGCGAGGTCGTCTCCTACATGATGACCAGCGACCCGGCGTACAACCTGTTGTCCCTGTACACGATGCTTAAGGCCAAGGTGCCCAACATCGAAACCCAGCTCACGCAGGTCCTGGCCGCTCTGACCGCCACCGAAGGTGACACCGATCTGGTGGCCATCCAGAACATGCTCAACGAGCAGACCGCCGAAATCGCCTCAGATGTGCGCGACGCTGTCGCCGATCTGGGCGAGGGCGGATCCGTGAAGGTCCGCGGCCCGCAGGACTGATCCCCGGTGCTACGGGGTTACCAGACTGTAGTACCGGAAGGGCAGGCCAGTGCGTGACCGCCAAGCTGATCCCCGCGATCCGCGACATCGTGTGCCTGGGACTGGGGAGTTTCGGGTTCATATGGCAGGTGACCCACGGCGCCGAGTTGGTGCTGATGACCGGCTGCATTCTGGTGCTGGGCGGCCCGGCCGTGATGGCGGCGTGGCCGCTGGCCGGGAGTACGCCGGCCAGTGGGTCATCGCCGCCGTCTCCGCAGCAGCCGCAGCCGCGGCCATCGCCGTCACCATCGCCACCCGGGGCGGGTGAGCCGTGACCAGGTGGCGGCCGGTCGCGTTCGTCGCGTCGATGCTGCTGCTCGCCGTGGCCGGGATCTGGTACACGAACTATGTGCAGCGG